TCATAACAAGTGGATTTCATTGTTGTGACTAATCTCATAAGCGATAATAGAACCGTTATACAGGTCTTTAATCGCACTGAGATAAGCTTTAGCTCCCAGACCGTATTGAAGATAGGTGACATCTGTGCACCATTTCTGGTTATGAGCTGTGGCTGTAAATTCACGATTAAGAATATTTTCTTCGTAAAATCTGTCACCAGCTTTTGTACAAGCATGGCTAACACGACGAATGACTGAACTAATCCCCAGAATGTTCATCAATCAACGAATCCGTTTCTTGTTTTAAGTTGTCCCAAGTTGACGATTAATAAATGTTGTCATACGGCGATAACCTAAGATACCATTGTAGAGTCTATGAAGTTCCTTGATTTTAGCCATTAGCTTTGTATTTTTTGTCTCAAAATCTGTTTTTTGACGATTGAGCCACTTGTAATAGCCTGAACGAGACCCCTTCAAGAGTTGGCATAAGGCCTGAATAGGCACATTAGATTCCTCATCGTAATAATTCTTGATTACTTGGAACTCCGCTAAATGCTTACCTAGTCTTACCGTCTGTTTCCTCGTTTGATGTCTTCTAACTTTTTTAGTAAACTAACCTCGATTTCTAAGAGACGATTACGTTCCTCCAATTGTTTAATCTTGAGTTAAAGTTGCTCAATCTCGGTTAAATCAGGCCTACTCTCCAACCCTTTCACACGTCTATCAACCAAACCTTGTGAGCCATTCTTCTCAAGCTTACGCACCCAAGAATAAATTTGTTGGTAGGAAACACCAAACTTCTCAATAGCTGCTTGATAGTCTTTCCCATGGGCAATGGTGTAGTTAACAATCTCTACACGTTCTTCAAATGTGGCTTGCCTTCCTTGTTTCATACGGCTATATCCTCTACTAGTGGCTTTCAAGTCTTCACCACTAGTATACCGTTTTATCCACTTTTGGAGAACAGAGCGACTTGAGATATCATACCATTTACAAATATCTCTAAGAGAGCCTTTTCCATCAAGGTAGCCTTGAACACCCTGTTCTTTAGCTAATGTGGAGTATATCAATGGCGTATTTCCGTAAACGCGACAACGGGTGGGAATATCGAATATCGTATAAACATATAATAGGAAATATATTACTTTGCAATATTACTTCCACTAAATATCAACAAGTCATAAATCATTATAGTCAAACGCATGTGCAAGATACAGTAAAGCGTTTTAACATACATGTAAAAGCCTGCGTATCCATGGCTGTTCACGAGGGATATATAGAAAAAAATTTTTGTTTATTCACTAAGGTTAAAGCAAAAAATAAGGGGCGTAAATAGAGATAAAATTTCTTGAAACCAATGAATACTTACGCTTGATAAAAATTTGTAAAGAAAAATCACAACATCAATCGTATGCAGCGTTATACCTCATCGCTAAAACTGGCATGCGCTTCGCTGAATGTTTAGGTTTAACAGTTAATGATATTGATTACACTAACAAATATTTATCAATTAATAAAACTTGGGATTATCATTTCAACCAAAGATACCTGCCAACAAAAAACAAAAGTAGTATCAGAAATATACCAATTGACAATGATACATTATTTTTTTTGCATGAATTTACAAAAAATAAAAACGACAGATTATTCGACAAACTTTCAAATAATGCAGTCAATAAAACTATCCGAAAAATAACTGGTCGCGAGGTACGAGTGCACTCTCTCAGGCATACATTTGCAAGCTATCTAATTTCCATCTCTCAAGTTTTAGATCACGAGAATTTAAATATCACTTTAGAAGTTTACGCACATCAATTACAAGAACAAAAAGATAGGAACGATAAACTTAATCAGAGAAATTTGGGGCGGATTTGGGGCAAAATAGCTCTAAACCGCTATTTACATGCAATGAATATGTCCCCTGCCGGAATCTACTACTATTGTACACAATAGTTCATAATAGTCCAAGCGTTGATTTAATGGTTGTTTATAATAGTAAAAAGTTCAATGTAGTTTCATTTTTAATCTATTTTGCCCCTTTTTTGCACCCTTTCACTTCAATTCCCTCAACACCTCTTCTACACTCTCAACTGTCACAACTTCATCATCTCTCACTTCCTCGTGCGGCAACACATAATCAAATATCTTTCCGTTCTTACGCACAACCATCACTGTATCACTGCTGATATATCCTTTTTCAATCGCTTCTTTAAACTCATCTATATATAACATATTTTATCCTCCACTTATCTATTCGATAAAAAATCCTAAAAATAGACAATTTTAAATTTTTCTGTTCTGATAGACAAAAAAATAACCGCTCATTAAATGAGCGGTTAATATTTATTTCAGTTTTTCTTTGACAGCATCTACTGCCTCTTCAACAGCATCTTTAGCATCATCTGCTAGTTCTTTACCTTTAGCAATTGTTTTTTCGACAAATCCTTTTGCTTCTAACTCTTTATCACCGGTTAGCTTCCCTGCACCTTCTTTAAGACTGCCTGACGCTTGTTCAACTTTTGCTTTTAGTTTTTCTTGTGACATAATGTGGCTCCTTATTATTTTTATTCTATGGTAACATTTTGATTATTTCTAGGCAAATAAAAAAGCAAGAACCGCTAGTGTCAGGCGATTCTTGCTACTGTGATTATCTCATGGTTATGCGAGTATGTCAATAGAGGTAAAAGTGTTTGTATATTAATAATTTTGTATCGCACGAATTAAATCATAGTTGTAATACGGAACATTTCGTTTTACTGAATTATCTTTATCCAGCAATCCCTCTCCTACCAAGAAGTCCAAAGCTTTTTTCACTGTTGCTGGATGGAACTCCGTAGCCTCGGCTAACTGTTTTGCAGTTGACACAGGAAAACTAAAAGTAGCAAGCCAAACTGTTTTTTGAGTTTGAGTCACACAAACAGAAAGTCCTTTTTTGGCATGTTCATCCGCATTTCGAATTTTCTTTAAGATATTCTTGGCCATTTGCTCGCTAGCATTGAGAAAGAGATTAAGCCATAAGTTCCAATCTGGATTCTCTCCCCTTGTAGCATTAAGCGCGTTATAATAACGAATTCTTTCCTTTTCTAATTCTTCGCTAACGAAAAATATTGGGTGTTTTAGAAGCCCCTCCTGAACAGACATCAATGCAATAAGAATTCTCCCAAGACGGCCGTTACCATCTAAGAAGGGATGAATTGATTCGAATTGCGCATGAGCAACTGCAATTCTCAATAAAATATCACTATTAAAGTTAATAGATTCTTGAGTCCTCCCGCACTCTAAACTCGAATGATATTCCCCATTTATGAAAAATTCGAGATTTGTCATAAATGCACCAATTTCGTTTGCAGGAATGGGTATGTACGAAGCGTTTTCGATATTCTTATCTGGACCAATAAAATTTTGTATCTTCCTAAACTCTCCGCCGTTAGATGTAGTTCCTCTAGCTTCATCAGACATCAAAAGGCGATGGAGATCTTTTATCAACCGTGTAGTTATGACATCGCCTTTTTTTATTTTATGAAAACCAAAATCAATCGCTTTTTTATAATTAAAAACTTCTCGTTGCTGCCAATTTTTGGCGCCTACTTTAGCCGTCTCCATTATTTCATGGAAAGTTACTTGAGTCCCTTCTATTCTTGTCGATTGTACTGACTCATTGTAAGACAATAAACTGAGAATCGAAGAGTTAATAATGGATGATTCTAAAACAGCATCTAACTTCCCCAGAACCTTATTTACTATTGCCAGTTTCTTATAAAGGTTTAAGGCTTGCTTATCCTCTAGCAAGACTGGTAACTTTTTTATTCCCTGTAATGCCATAATCCTACTCCTTAAGATATTTTTTTGCATTTTTATATATTATAATTGTTTTTATTTCAAAAAACAAGATAAAATATAATAAAAAACAGCCCCCGCAAAGCGAGGGCATTTGTCTTATCTAAAGGAGCTTTACCTCCTAAATTGTTTTTTTAGTTGCGGTGTAACTTACACCATTAACAGACCGACATTTATGTCGCTCTGTTGGTTTACATATCTGTTGCATCAATTAAGTAAGCATCTTCTACCCATTGATCTGATTGTGGTGCGTTAATACGTGACCAACCGTTGATTTTTTCGTAAACTCTCACACGAGTACCTGCTTTGATAAACTCTTTATCTGTGCTACTTGCGTTTGGCTTAGACTCTATATAATAGTCTGTGCTAAGGGTTGCTTCGTAGTAAGGTACATTCGAGTTGTCTAATTTAGTGTTAGTATCTAGCTTTTGATTAAAAGTAAGCTGGCTTTGTGGTTCTTGTGGTTTGTCAATCTTAGGTATATTCACTTTGCTACTATCATCTGCTAATAATACAATATTTTTATCTAGCCCCCCAGCGATTCCGACGCTTGTAAATTGCCACCAGCGCACGCCGTCCATAGATGGAAAATAGTCCCACAGTGGTTCAGAGCGCACCTCGTAATCGGGATAGCCTGCAATCCAAATACTATTTGGGTATTTAGCAATAATCTGCTGATAATCAACATTATTAAGTGTAAATGGCTTATAGCTGTAGTAAATAGGCTTGTAACCAGCGCTAGCGATTTTATCCATAAATGCAATAACTGCATTTGTGTTAGCTTGCTTGTCTGCGCTTGCGGAATCTTCATAGTCAATGACTAAGTATGATACTTTTTTGCTTGGTAAGTTAGACAAAAATAAGTCTGCTTCCCTTTGCGCTAAAGCACTATCACCGCCAAAACGTCCAAAGTGGTAATAGCCAATTGGGTCGCTTGTGTTTGCTTGTTGTTGATGTCTGTCAGACAGCCAAGCGATTGACTCGGATACTTTGATAATCGTTTTAGTAGTGCCAGCTTGCTGACAAGTCGTTGTTAAATCTGCTTGCTGATAAGCTGATACATCGATAAAATAATCACCTTTATTTAAGCCAGTATTACCTGTAACAGTAACTGCATTTTTAAAAACTTTTGGTCTAAATGCAGTAGGATAAGTCGCGGAGTATGGAATTTTTACAAGGTTGTATGCGCCATTAGCACCGCCTTGATTTTGCCCCAAAAACCAGCCATATCCACCACCAGCATCACTATCAAAGATAGCAACATGACTGTACGGTGTAACACCTGCAACTACCATAAAAATAGCGACATCTCCCGCTTGCATAGTCTCTACTTCGTCAAAGTAGTTTAAGATACCATTTTCGTGGCGCTGTTCCCAGATGTCTCTTGCGTATCCTGTATTTGTGCAGTTTGAGTACGGTACACCTAAAAATCCACAGTAATCTGCATAACCGTCCCAGCATTGTGCATCGAACGAACCATCAATATCATAAGCGTTACCATTTGACCTGCTTTTATATTCTTGATAAGTTGCCATTTACTCCTCCTTTCCAAAAAGTAAATAAATCGGATAACTAAAAAAAGCAACCACTGCAAGCGGTATGTACAGTATTGCTATTGCTAGTACCATTGCTATTTTAGTGATTGCACGCATGTCCCCTCCTATTTTTTTGGCTCGTGGTAAGTCAATGCTTGCTCACTGTCTGAAAGACCTTCGGTTGTTGGGTCTGTAACAACTCCAAGTAATACCAAAAGCGTTACTGCTGTGTTTGCAATATCCGCAATATTTGACGGTAATTTAATACCTAATTGTTGCGCTAGCAAAAATATAGCTCCTAAAATAGCCATCAAAGTTACTTTGTTTTGTAGTCGTAATTTTAAATTAATCATATTTATTTCTCCTATTAAATAATGTTTTTATTTGTTCCTTGTTGACAATGATGTCGTCTTCTGTTTTTCCGAGTCGTTGCTCGTGGATATCCAAGATTTTATGTATCTTTTCCCTGTCACGCTGTGAGTCTTTTAGTTCGTAAGCCAGTTCTTTTATTGTGTCTTTAAGGGCGCTCATTGTATCTTCGTTTTTTTGCATCGCTGTCTTAAACGGATTAACAACAAACGCCCACAAGCCAATTACCGATAAAATAGCCCCACTCGCGGCACCAATTTGCAATATGTCAATGTTCATTCATTGCCTCATTTTTCTTCTGTACCAACCGTTGAAACTTCAATAAGTTTGCGTACTCGCTCACGGCAAAACGCAGGAACGTCATCAATTGTAATCCACCCAAGTTCAATTTGCATTGCAAAGTAATTAATCATCATTGTTTCTTCTCCTTTTTTGTATCTAAATATGTGTACTGCTATTTTCGCTAACGTTGTTAAGCGTTGTATCATTTAACTTTCCTCCGTCAGCCATCGTCTTAATTAAATCGTTGACAGTTGCTGACATCAACTTAATCATGTTTTCCGCCTTGTCTGATTGTGCTTTTGACTTAGCAATTGCGTCATTAATTTTTTCAAATTGTTCTGCTTCTGCTTTGTCTTTGTAAAGTTGCTCAAAGATAAGCTTTTCACACGTTTTTAAAGTTTCAGCAAACTTCTTGTCGTTTTCTTCCGCTGGTAGCGTCACTTCAAAATTTGCTTTGATTGTACTAGATGTAAAAGATAAAATCGCTTTAGTCTCTTTTACACTCTTGTCTTCCAGTAAAACTGGATACCTATTCAAAAAATCTAGCATAACTCCTCCTTTTATATTAGCCAATTGATTTGTCCTTTTACGTTGACAGCCCATTTTGACGGGTTAAACCACAAAATGCGACCGTCTGCACTAACTTGTATATTTAATACATTTAATTGCACAGTCCACGCAGTAACCGCAAACATCATTTCATTCGGGATTAAATTCGTCGGCATAGAGCCCACAGTAAAACTATTTATTCCATTTGTTGCAAAGTCATATTTAATAGTGACCATACTCCCGATTTTTCTGTAATTAAAACCGTTTCCGATAGATTGCCAACCAGTATCTTCTATTGCCGGTGTAGCTTGTGGTAGGCTATCTTTTTTAGCGTACTCACTCCAACCACTCCATGCCCCATTTTCTAGCACTCGTGTGAAAATAGTTTTATTGGTGCGGTCATAAAATTGTTGATAAGCGTAATTGGCTGTCTCGTGTCTTACAACTGTTAAATAGCCCGGTCCAGCACCACTTGGTCTGTTATCGCCTTTAAAAACACAATAAAAACCTGTGTCTTGCAAGCTGTTTAAGTCTGTTGTATCATGCCTAAAAGAACCACCGTTGTTTAAAGCAAGTTGTTTTTGTTGGATTTGCTTGCCATCAGAATAGATATTGCCTGCGACATTCAAAGACCCTGTGTCATCAATTTTGGGTAATGTTCCAATTCCAACGCTGTTTTTATGCCATGACAGCGGAAATGACTCCGTTGATACCGTTTGTTTAACAGGTGTACCGCCTCCACTTGCGCTAAAAATATCACTTAGCAAACCGTAGACATCAAATGATTCGTCAGCTCCATACGAGCCACTAAGTGTAGCTGTTGAGTTAATCAACTCTGCGACTGTAGTATATGTGCCGCTTGCGTTTGACGTGTCTATTGTAAAACTCGTCGTATTGAGTGGCGCTGTTTTAAAAGTCAGCGTCATTTTATTTTTTTGTACACCATCGACAATAAGCGGGGATATTTTAGCGTTACGAGTAACTACCAACTGGTCATTTTTAGCCCCTGCACGTGTGACAGTAAAACTAAAAGCTGGTGGGGAATATGGTATAACATTGATTTCTGTTGTCACAGGGTCTGACACCCTCCCACGACTATCCGTAACAGTTGCTTTAACAGTAGCTTTACCACTAAAGTTTAAAATACCAAGCGAGCCACCATTTTGCTGCGTGGATTGGTTTTTACCTATAATTTCAGCGTTAAAATTTTGGATTGTAGAGCCATAAGCACCACTAGCCCCATTAAATGTAACGACTGGATTAGAAATTATCTGGACAAAATTATTAGCACCTACAATTGTAGATGCTTTTTGATTTGTGTCTGATAAAGCGAGACTTGAGATTTTTGGCTTGGCATTATCAGGTACAGTTAGATAAAAAATACCTGTTGATGTCCCAATGACTGACCCGTTTGACTTAGTATCGACATAAATTGTAGCTGGTGTACTAGTTGCATTTGGAATCGTACTAGCCCAATCTAAGCTTGTCTTAAAAGTCGTTGACCCTGATATATCACTAGCCACAGTACCAGTTTTCCCGTTGACGTTATATCTGACATCGTATGTAAAGCTGTCATTTGTTTTATTGATGTTGACATTTAGCGTATCCCCAAAATAACCACTACTTACCGCAACTGTGCTTGTTCGTGGGATTTTAGTCAGCGTAAATTTTTGGTCTGGTATATTTAGCGTGCTGGGTGCGTATCCTCCGGGACCTGATAATTTAGCTGCAACTACCACAGTCTTGCTTCCGTCAGCATCATGGGGTATTTTGATAGTTCGATCAATTAATAGATAATTACTGTTAAACCCAAGCGCTGATGGTGCATTAAAGTCATATCTAGCGCCAACCCAAGCATATCCGCTAAAGTTGTATTGTGCGTAACTGTTAGTTCCTGACGTTAAATAAAGTCTAAATCTGACTTGACTGCTATTATCTGCAATTGATGTTGATACTTCATCAACGATATAAGTTAAGCGGTAACTCCTATCGGAGTTACTATAATAAGTTGTCATTTAACCCCCTTTCTATCCAACGTAACGGACAACGTTTATATCTGGATTTAGCTCGTATTGCTCTATACGATAGCGACCTATTTGTAGTTTAGTTGTAAAGATACCACTATCAATAACTAACACACTTTGAGCAATATAAGCGACTTCTTTACCACTTGAGTAAAAGCTTATACGGTCGTTATCAACACGAACGCTAGAAGTACCGTCTTTTTGACCAATGACAAGCCCATCTTCCGATTGACTCATAAATTTATTGACAAAATCGGTGCGAACCTGCATTTCACCAATCGTTTGCTGTAATGCTATCATGCGATTAGAAGAGTCTATCAGTTTTTGTTCTGATAGCTTTTGTCCTTCTTCTCGTGCCTTAATTTCATCTTGCAGTGCTTTAACCCAGTAGTTGACTGTGTCTAACGTTGCTTTAGATTGCAGTTCAGCTTCCGCAATGCGAGCACGTTCTGCGAGTGCATTTAGTTGCTCAACTGTAAATGCTCCGTCTGCTTTTGCGTCTAAGTTACTAGCTTTGTCAGCTTCCGACTCTTGCCAATCGCCTGTCTTGTTACCTCTGACAAGCATAAAGCCACCAGTACTAAAACTACCTTGTTTCGATGACACCATCGCAAACCGTGGTCTAATCTTACCTGTCTTAGTTGGTGTAAAGGTGATTTCAAAACGTCTGACATTCGAGTCAACATTTTTTATAATTGTTTCTCGTGGAGTGTCACTAGTAATAAAACCATCTGCTATATCATAGAGATAAAAATATAAATTCCCAGCTACCTCACGTTTAACATAAGCGCTAAAAGTGTATGTCACACCTTGCTCAACTATAATGTCTTTTGCGTGTGATACCTTTTGGCCGCTTATCCATTTTTTAAATGTAAATGGATAATTAGAGATATTTTCATCTTCTAGTGTTGCAGAAGTAAACCAATCAGAACCAACAAATGATTTTGTACCGTCAATCAGATTATTTGTGCCAACAACGACTGTTCCGACCATATCAGTCCAACGGTATTTTGTTGGATCGCTCGAGTCAATAGCGATATAGTCTGTGTATTGCCCTATATAGCGTTTATTAAGGCTATCGGTTACACTAAAATCAGTTTTACCGTCAGAGCTATTTGCATACGCTACATGCCAATAAGGCGTTTTACCATCTGCTCCAGCCGGACCTTGAATACCTCTTGCACCATCTGCGCCTTTTATCAAATTCCACTTGTACTTTTTAGGGTCGTTTGAGTCAATGATATTATCATCAACATACATACCTATGTATGTTTTGCCAGTATTATCAGATACGCTAAAACCAGTAGTTCCGGTTTCGTCAAGGGCGTAAGCAATGTGTGTGTACGTTGCCTTTCCGTCAGCACCAGCCGGACCAGGAATACCCTGTTCTCCTCTCGGACCTTGTAAACCATCTATCCCCGGTGGACCTTGCGGTCCTGGCAACCCGTCTTTTCCGTCTGCACCGTCTTCTGTGTCTGTAAAGGATATTTGCGTACTTGCTACAAGTTCCTCATTTAAATATGCCTCAACTGTTATATTTAAAACGTGGTTAAAGTCGCTTGCTTTAACAATTAGCGATGGTCCGATATCAATTAGCGAGTCACCATTTTTATAAAAATAAACTGCTTCATAGTCTTTCCCGTTCTTTTGCAAGCTAGGAGTTAGGACAGATTCACCAGTGCCATTTTTAAAAGCGACACCATTTGAAGTAGCTAGTTTGATTTCGTATGGAATTGACTCATCGTATAGACGCAACATATCACTGATTAAATCAGAAGCTAACTGACTTTCTTTTTCGACAAAATTGCTGAATTTAGTTTTGTTAGAGCTGGGATTTGTTATGGATATTTCTTGCTCAACTACTCGTGCTGTCAAAATCAGCGGTGGCTCGTATCCGTCGTCCTGTATCCGCACAACATCACCAAGTTCTAAGTCAACATAGCCATCAACTTCGTATGTAATTGCTGGATATGCGTGTGCTTTTAAGTCTTTTAGACCTGTTGACATCAAGACTTCTTGACTATCAGTCTCGACTTCCATGTCTTTTCGTATCCAGTTGTCTCGTGTCTCATTACCGGTTAAAACAGATGGATAGCGGTCTCTTGAAAGTGGTGCGTACAAAAATCCATTTTTGAGATAGTACTCTACTTTACCGTTTTCATCTTTCCACTCTTTGTAGATAGAGTTGTCAATATAGATGATTTGTTCTTCTTCATAGGTTTCTGTTCGCGCCTCTTGTACAACTTCTTCGTACGATATCTGTGTTCCACCAGTAACTTGCTGTGTTGTTGCCCCGTTAACAGACATTCCTTGCGCTATTTCACGTGGATAACATACTGTCTGCAATCCAGATGCGAAAGAGTTAATGTCATATGAGTTTTCGACAACATACATGCGGCCAACAAAGTTTTGCTCCAAAACAGTAACTCTGGTCTTGGACACACTCTTGATAATCCCTGTGTGCCCCCATTGTGTTGTATAAAACGGAGCACCAAAATTTGCTTTAACATTATAGATACCGCCAGCTTGCAAGTTGCCAGCATTAGGCGACCTGTCTAGCTTCCAACCATACGCCCCCCAGTTATAGTCAGTACCGATTAAAGCAGCAGCCATCCCACCGCCAATGCGACCACGGATACCACCGATGGAACTATCAATCCAAGCTCCGTCTAACTTCTTAGCGTACCAACCAGACAAAGCATAACACTGTCCTGAGCCGATTCTGCGACCTTTAAGTCTAGTAGCTTCATTTAGTGCTTGCATTGTCTTAGTAGCTCTTCTAGCTACGTTTACGGCTGTTATAGGCTGTACTGGTGTTTGCCACAGCTTATCAATCGTATTGAGGATATTTCCAGTTACTTTATTGATACCATTTCGGATATTAGTCATCAAATTTGTGTAGCTTTGATATCCTGCTGCTGCATAGTCATATTTAGCTCCACCAGCTCTAAAAAGCCCTTTTGTATAGTCTGCTATATTCTTTTTGCCGACGACATTATAAATCCCTTGTTTTGCTAAAAGATAAGTGTAGTCTTTTAAAAAGTCGTCTACACTAGCATAGTGCATGTACGTTCCGCCCTCGTTTGCAGGACGAGCCATACCAGTAGTGACTTTTACTCCGCTAGGACGTGTCTGTGCTCCTCCACTCATACCTGCCCAATTGTTGTCACGTTTACCAACTGTCGAATCACCCCAGAAACTCTCTAAATAAAGCTGTGTAATGATGCCACTTGGCAAAATGTTGTATTGTACAGCATAGTTTATAATCGCTTGTACGTTGGCTTTTTTGATTGTGTGACCGTAATATTTAATATCGCCGCCTAAGTAAGTCTTGTTAGAGCCAACTGTCTTAGTGACTTTACGTGTAACAGGATTAGAGACAACACGCTCACCTTTTACAGTCTTTTTACCGTAAGGACGTATTGCGTTATAAATCTGACGCTTATCAAGATTTTTAGTAATACCAGCGATATTTTTTTGGTATCTAAGCACAGTGTCACTTCTGTCACGACCAACACCGTATGACTTTCCTTCTTCGTATTCTTTATAGACGTTTACTATAAAAGCTTTAAAAGTGTGGTTATTGTGTAGTTGCGTTTCAAACTCAATTTCTGCATCAAAATTATTAGCAATCGATAATAAGCGAGCCAATTTAGTGTCTTGACCAGTCCATCCCAATGTGAGTTTTTTATCTTTGACTTCATTTGTGCCAATTGTCAAAGCACCCCAATTTAAAATATCAAATGCTACAAGATACTCTTCAAACGACATTGCTTTAGTAGCTTTATACGGATTGCAATACTCATTGAGTAACTCTAAATTAAGATTTTCGCAAAGGCAACGTATTGTTGTCTCTGTTTCTTCGACTTGCATGATGTTAAATAATTGTACTTTGCCTTTGTGCACAAAAGAGACAAATGCTTGATCGTTTAGTGCGTGATATTTGTGATTAAGTGGATTGTCACCCAACAGCGTTTTTTTATAAACAGAAAACTCAAAGGCTGACGAACCAGTTGTGAGCTGTCTAGTCCACAAATCATCATAATAATTAAGTGCTCCTTGTTTTTCTTTATCTAACAACAAAACAGGATGTAGCTTAGAATCATGTATTACTAGCGTTATTATAACCACCTCTCTTCCATCAATATCTCAACGTTTGGCGCAGATTGAGAAAACTTAGATACCTGCATTACTAATTCTGTTTTTCCGGGTGGGATAGATATAAGTTGCGAACCTAAAACCATGTCTTGAATAGAATCTAAGTCTTTTGTTTTGACTGTGTCGTTTTCAAAATTGATAACTACTTCATCTCCGGGCTGATACTTGTTAACAATGTTGTTATAGTGAGATACACCCATTTTTTCAAAGTTGACTTTTTCAAACAGGTTGTAGTTGATATATTTAGAGCTATCGCTACATGTCCCCATCGCAAGATGTATCTTGCGGGATTTTTTCCCTTTAAGGGACGGAACAGTTACATGATGATGCGCACCGTTAAAGTAAATACGGAACTTATCTTCTTCTCTGAAAATCTCAACCGCTCTGCTTCTATTCATCGAAAAAGGATTGTGATAATTTCTATCTGCTTGAAATTCAAACTGCTTGTAAAATCTCCAGCCAACACCGTCATCATCAAGAGCAAAGAAATTGTATTCTGTTTCAAAACCATTTTTTCGTTTGTAAGTTTCGATGCCATATAAAAATTCATCGTTTTCACCAGTTACACAAAGTTTTAAAAATCCTTTTTGGTCTTGCGCTGTTGCAATAAAAATCTGTTGCCACCACAAGTGTTCATTGAGAGTATATTCGCCGTTTGAGTCAGGATTAATAATAAATGTCCGTGTTCCAACATGCTCGCCGTAACCCGGTGTAGTTCCTCTAGCACCAATAGCTACATACTCTCCACCTTTGCCAGAGCCTAGAATATTTTCAATGCGCATACGCTTTAATTCAGTATCAAATGTTGGTGGCATATAGTTGAGTTTTGCCACGTTTGGCGCACCATCTAAAGCTTGCGCAATGGCTTTTGAGTAATCAAAAAGGGATTCGTTGCGATGAACGATAGTCCCATCTTCTTCCTCCGATGATCCAAGTGCAAAAGCGCCCGTTTCATTTGCGATACCGATATAACCGTTTTCAGAGTTATGTTTAATTTTGATTATTGGATAAGCGTTAGTATTACCATCATTTTGCAAATTAAAAATAAGCTTGTTGCCTTCTTGCGTATAGTCCGAAAACTTTTTATAAGTGATAGAGTGTGCAACACCGTCGGGTATGTAAAAAGTGATAACAGCCCTCTGATACCACCTTGCTACTTTTTCTGTCGAAATCTCACCTTGTGCAAGCCCGAGATAGTACTTATCTGGTTCATCTCCGAACGTCATTTTTTTAGGCTTGTCAACATTTAACACACCAGCAAGTTCATGTTTTAATTGCTCGGTTAAAACGCCATTTATTTCTAGTGGCTCTATATGTACTTTGATAATTTTAGCGCCCGTCTTTATGCCACGAATAGCTGTACCAAGTTGAAACGTCTCATTCAACGACAATGTTCGTTCATTTCCTATAGACCGCTCAACACGAGATATCCTAAAAAATTTAGACATGTCTACACCGTCATAAATAAATTTCAATTTAGCATTCCTTTCATTCGATTATTGCGACTATTTCGTTGCGTTTGATAATTTGTAATGCGGTCCGCAACTTTAGCTACCCACTGACCGTCCTGTAAGTAAAGTTCTACTGGACGCTCTATTGCTTGTTCTGCAATGTCTAAAGCTTGCTCAATAACGCTGTTATCTTTAGTAGATTTTAAAACTGCAATCATTTCCTCAATCATCCAATACAACTTATCATCTGTTGTTGAAGTCACTGTGTTTTTAGGAAGTTCGCTCATTCGTTGCGTGATATTAGCAATCTTAGTGTTGTCAAAACCAATACCGTTTGCATATTTTGGTATTCCTAAGTCATACATGTAATCACGAGTAGCACTTGCTTTCATGACTTTCGAACCACGAGGGAGTGGCAAGATAACGTCACGTCCATCTGGGATAAAAGATTGTCCGTTTGGTAATGTTACTAACTCTTTATATAAAGAACCTTTTTGGTCGTTGACCATCGCAAGTCCACCAGGGTGGTAGTCTGTACCAACAGCGTATCCTGTTAGTTTGCTCCATAAGTCACTCGCAGTTTTTTTGATTGACGCCCAAATAGTGACATGTTTATCTTGCACACTATTTAATGTTCTTTGAGCGCTGTTAACTCCGGACAATGTTTTATTAGCCGCTGTCACTTTGACTTCTTTTCCGACTAAGCTATTGATCGTTTTTTGTGCTTCATCTTTCCCTTTTTTTGTTAAGTTTTTAGCGAGTAATTTTTTTTCGTCTGGTTTTAAAGCATTCCAATTTTCAAGAGTTCGTGTTGCAACTCCTTTTTTATTCAGGAAGTCTTTGTTATCCCCTAAAATCCGCTTAACTTCTTCTGGCAAACTATTCCATATTTCTAAATGTTGCTTACTTTCTACTATAGCTTGAATACCTTGATGCCCATCAACAACTAACTCTTTCTCTTCTGGAGTAAGGGTATCCCATTTGCCAGTCTCTACAAGTACTTCTGCCATGGTTATCCGAGCGTTTGTTTCTAGGTTTGCGTTTTTAGCAATAAACTTAAGTCTGTCCCAGCCACCTTCCGCTTCAAGAGCCTTGGCTACTTCCTCTTTAGCATTGGTTTTTAACTTACCTGTTTTGGGATTCCAGACAAGTCCGTTCCACTGCGAATTAGCAAGCTTTTGGTCTTCTGTAGATTTCTTAGTGGTTCTAGCCCACATTGTATTCACTTCTTGCGCTTTTGAAGCCGCTTTGGTTGTCTTTGTCATCAACTCTTCGTAAGACAAACCAAGCTCCTTCATTTGCTTTTTAACATCATTAACCATCGCTTGTTGCAATTGAGGGTCTAAATATTTAGCAGTACCTTTTAGCAATTTCTTTTGAATTGCAGCGTAGCGCTTGCCGTAAGCTTCCATTTTTAAGTAATGGTCTGCTTCAAGTTGTTGTTGCTTCTTGTGTATCTCTTCGCGAGTTTTGACAGCCTCTTTGTCATTACCTTTTATAGAGTCGTAAACTTTTTTAAGACCACTTTTGAGTTTATTGTATGACTTATTTTCTGCTTTTATCCATTTTTCAGTAACTTCAAGAGCTTTGGTTAATTGCTGGCTATTCAATGAATTTAAATCGCCATTCATTGCTTTTACGATAGCTTTTTTCTCTTTAGCAGAGTAGTTCAATTTTGACAGTTGCACATTGATAAGCTCGTTTTGATTCGCTAATACAACAGCTTTTTCTTCTTCGGTTAATCTTCTGTGTTCATTACTAGCATTTTGATAGATATTGATAACTTCATCAGACATCTGTTTAACATTCTCTACAGTTTGTCGGCTAGATTTTTTTATTTGGTCCATCGTACCTTGGCTAAAACCAAATTGTTCTGCAAGTTTGATTTTTTCGCTTAAATCTTTATTTTCTAGCTTTTCAATTTCAGCAACTAAACCTTGGAACGCTGTCTTCACGGAGTTAACCTGTTCAGCTCCCCCTCTAAAGCCTTCCATTGATTGATTTGTTTGATCAACCTTATCTTTAAAGGATTGCAGTTCATTGGTTTGTACTTGACTAACTTTAGTCCCCCACTCTTGCGTACGTTGGTGCGCTTCGTAGGCTTTTTGAGCAAAGTATCCGACAGCAAGCGCAGCAGCTCCTCCTAGCACAACACCCCAAGTTACGGGATTCCCTAGCAATGCTGCCGCTCCACTCATTCCAGTTAATGCAGTAGTTGCACCTTCCGCTCCAACTCCTAAAGCAGCAGCTCCAGTTTTTGCTGCTCCCAGACTCCCGGAGAGTGTGCCTAACGTTTTGCTTAATTTTCCTAGTCCTTGAATCGTTCCACCAATTACGCCAACGCCTTTGCCGAAGATTGACAATGCGGGTCCAGTTGCTGCTGCAATTAGTCCCCATTTTATGATTTGTTGTTGTTGCTCTTTATCCAGAGAACTAAATGCTTTTGCTAAGTCTGCAACGCCTTTAATAATAGGTTTACCAGCTTCTAAACCGTCACGCAGTGCATCAATAAGAGGTCCACCAAATTCAATAGCGACATCATTAACTTGATTTTTTAGCATTTGTAATTTCGATGCTGTCGTTTCATAACGTTTGTTCGCTTCGTTCATTAAAGCTTTGTTTTCGCTAAAACCTTTATTAGCAGACTTGAAAGCATCACCTAGCAAGTCGCCAGCTCCTGCCAAACGTTGTAATGTATCAATTTCACGTACAGAATTGATATCCATGTCTTGCAAGTGAGCAGTTACGTCTTTCCCTTCTTCTTTAAAGCGTTTAAGACCTTTTACAAAATCAATAATCGCTTCTTGTGGATTTTTCTTCCATGACGCAGCGAATTCATCAGCAGACTTGCCGGCTATTTTCGCAAACTTCCATAAATCTTCTCCACCAGAAAGAACCTGTGTGTTTATTTTTTGCATGACACGACTAAACGCCGAACCACCAGCCTCTGCCTCGATACCAACCGAACTCATAGCAGTTGCAAGACCTAATATTTGAGGGTCTGTCAATCCTACAACTTTACCAGTGCCAGCTAAGCGAAGACCCATTTCAACAATTTCTTTTTCAGTTGTCGCAAAGTTATTTCCTAACTCAACGATAGAACTTCCTAGATTACTGTATTTTGATGGGTCCAACTGCGTGATATTAGCAAAACGAGCTAGTGCAGTTGCCGCTTCTTCTGATGATAAGTTAGTCGATTTCCCCATATCAATCATGACACGAGTAAATCCTAAGACATCCTTTGTCTTGATACCTAATTGACCAGCTGCTTCAGCAACGTGAGAAATTTCAGTTGTAGAAGCTGGTATCTCTTTAGCCATTTGTCTAATTCCTTTGGACAACATATCGTAAGAGTAGACAACTTTACCATTTGAGTCTTTTACTTCGTCTACTGTCTTTTTGACGCCAGCAAAAGCATCTTCATAATCAACAGCAGCCTTAAGAGCATATCCAGCGCCAGCAACAATTGGTGCAGTTACTCCTTTTGTAAAAGCAGCACCAACACCAGATACAGAATCGCCAAATGACTTCATTTTTTTCCCAGCTTGCTCCGCAGCGTTACCAAAACGAGTAAAAACACTTGTTTCAGCGCCTAAAGCTTTGAGCCTACTTTGCAATTCTGAAACTTTAGCAGCTGTTTCCATCATCGCTGACTTAGCATTAATAAGTGCTTGTTTTTGGCTTGCTGTCGCCTTGTTGACATCGCCAATATTTTCTTTTAACTCATTATATTTTTGAGATTGTTTTTTTAGTAATTCTTGATAACTTTTTAATGCACCGCCAGTTTCTGTGTAGATAGCTTTTAAACCTTTAACTCTACTACCATGACCATTAAAACTATTTTCTACAGCCTTTAGAGAGTTATCTAAGGTCTTCATATAAGTTTTTAAATTTCTTGTATTAGACATAAAAGGTGATATGTCTAGTGTAGCAGTCGCTACTAAATCACCTATATTCCCCATTAATTCTCCTTTCTAGCCGAAAAGGAATGGGAACGCTTTGTCTAAAGTTGTTTCAACCACTTCTTCTTTTTCAGCAAAATCAGTTTCTAGCGCTTTTACCATCAACTCTATGTCTGATAAGCGCATTTTTTTAATATCTAAAATGGTATACCCATTTTTTAGTAAACTTTGAATCCACAAGAGCAGGTTGTCTTTAGCTTCTTGAGGCGTTATTGTTCCTTTTTTTCGTCTTCCTCTTTCTCTCCGCCTAAAGCATCAACAAAAAGCTCAGTTAATTTGTCCAAAACAGACACATTAGACTGTTTCAAATCGTCAACATTGAATTGATTTCCGTACATTTCTACAAACATCTGTAAATATGATTCGTTTAATTTGCGATGTTCTTTATCGTCTAACCGGCGCTTATCATCACTAAAGATAGCGCTCTGTCTAACTTGATGCTCAACCGCCAACATATTATCTTCGACATTGACAAAATCTTTTGAGAAAGTCTTATCTACTCCGCCTTTTTTAAGTGTAATTTCGTACATTATTGCTCCTTATCAAAAAATAAAGGCTGGATTTAAAACCCAACCTTAAGTGTTACATTAGACTATTGTCTTCTGATGATTTTTCCAATCCTGTCACCCCATCAAACACAAGTTCTTTGAATTTTTTTAGCTCAAATCCATTCACTCCTTCACGACCGATGACAACTACATCACCATCAGTTCCACGAGCAACAAAGTTACCTGTTACTTTGTCTGGTTCTGGGTTAGGCGCACCTTCTTTTGTTTTGGTATCCATGCCAGGAATGTTAAATTTACCTTTTAACAAACCAACCCAGATAGCTTTCCCATTTTCATCACTTGTTCTAAACATGCAAGCGACGTTGTTAGGTGTGAGCGATTTATTGTATCTTTCAATACCTTTGTCAGCTTTAATTCCGAAGAAATCTTGACGCGCTTCGGAAGTCAAGTCAAGGACTTCGATTTCCAATTTTGTTTCTGTGATACCACCAGATAAAACAACATATGGTCCATCATCAGCCATGACAGTTACAAGCTCGTTTGTAATATCAAGTTTAGCTGATTTCATGCCGGGTAGAGCTTTGATTCCTTTGTCTTTTTCATTAACTTTATCATTATCCCCAAGCACAGCATACTGGAAGTCACGTAGTCCAAATTTTACTTTTCCCATTTAGTTCCTCTTTTCTTAATAAAAATCAAAATAGCGGTATTTCCTTACATTCATGAGTAAGTCAATATCGCTATCTTTATACCTTGGTTTTTCGTTTGCGGTGTATCTTTCAAAACCGCCATTTTTTAAAATCCTATCTATACAGCTGGCAATCTGGTCAGACTGAGAAGCGGTTTTACACCAAAAATTGATTGTAATACGCTGTTCATTACTGATCATGTCATCATCTGCATATAGGGACGGACCATCATACGTTGTATTTATACGCATAAATGGCGCTAGTTCTACTTTTCTTAAATCAACGGGATTGTCAGGAATATCATATGTAAAGATACCCTGATCAAATCCGTTTTTAAAAGGACCGCCTCTAAGCTTATCCAACAGCTCATTAAGCGTCCTATCGTTTTTTAACAATTTGTAAGCAGTTGTTTCAGCTATCAAAGCCCTAGTCCCTCCTTGATTTTTTTAGCATAAATTTCTTTTGCTCTAGGGGTCATTTCGTTGATGGTTTTTTCTTTAAAGTCTTGACCTTTTTGGTAAATCGTCCCATTGTTTGGATAATGAGCACGCCAGCCCGTTTTTCGTCCATATCCAATTTTTTTTGACGTTATACCTACATTAGCACCTTTGAATCCACTAATTGCAGTATCATATTTGAGTTTTGTGTCATGCACAGAATAATCGACTGGCGTATTCTTAGTAAGTGCTTTTTCAAATTCTTCAGCAACCTGTGTTACCGCTTCTTTGGCAATTTTGGGCGATTTTACTTCTAACTTAGTAATATTAGCCAAAATTTCATCAAGCCCTTTTGTCATGATATGCTAACCCCACTCAATATTATCATTTCCTTGCCGGATTCATCAAATTCAATTTTATCTATTTTGTAGATATGTTTGTTATGCTCAATAAACATCGTATTATCAATAGACAACTTAGGATTGTATCTAATTAAAAATACTTTTGTATCTTTATTTGTTGGGAGATTGCTAGCATTCTGATATCTTGATTGATAATTAAAATCTCTCAATTGAGTTTTAGACACCTCTGCCCAGCAGGTATACAAGTCTTTCCTGATAGCAGATACAACTTCACCATCTTCATTCTGACCACCAGTTTGGCTAAAAATGGCTATTCTAACATTCATTTTCCGTGTAATCACGCCCCATCACCCCTCAATCTCAATTGATGGATAATGTTCAAAACACCGTTGGCAAGCGGATAACGATTAGTATCCGCCGATAACCCACGATGATCATACTCTTCCTTTACCTGTTTTTTAACCGCTAAGGAAAACTTAGCGTAGTTTTTAAACATTTCTGGAGTAGAGCCTTCTTCTATTGCAAAACATATTTGTTCTTGTGCTGATGCAATCATTTCCTCAATAATGTCATCTTCAAAATCAAAATCTATCTTACAATAGAGTTTCACACTATCTAGCAGCTCTTTAGATACAGTCATAACTATACCTCTTCAACGCCAGCCAGTTTTAACAAGTCTGCTTTTAGCGTCTTACCGCTAAAGTCAATATTTTGGCTTGTTAGATATTTTTTAATATCTTCAATGGTGCTGTCTTTGGTTGGTTTACCAACAACTGTAGCACTGCTTACTTCTGGTTGCGCCACTCCCTGAGTGGCCTTATGAGGGCAATTGTTCTGGTTTGAATGTCACATAGTAGCCAGCTTTGTCATCAACTTTTGAAACGCCAAAGCGAAGAACTGCTTGCAAGTATTGACCGTAGATTTCGTTATCTGCCCAACGAAGTCCAAGGTCTTTGCGGTCGGCGAATAATACACCACGTTTGAAATCTCCGACAAATGCTGTATCTTTACCTAAAACCTCATCAGCTAGCACAAAAACAGGTTTTCCGAGGAATACTTTCCCAGAAACAGAAGTGATTGAATCTTGAAGTAGGTAACGACCATTCTTATCTTTTAATGTATCCATTGTTTGATAAAAGCTTTGAGATACAATAAATGACACATTGTAAGCAGGATCTAATTCAACGTTGAGAAGCTTCTTGATTTCATCCAAGTTTTTTACTGTCTTAGCTTCAAATTCCTTGAGAACTGTTGCGATAGCGTCGTTTGTTGTATTAACTTTCATTTGACCGATTGTCTCAGCAACAATACCAACCAAGTCTACGTCTACATCGTCAATTGATTCTTGAGACAACGGGATAGCTCCGCGGTAAGTTTTAATTTCCCATGCGACGTTTGTGAATTGTGGCTTACCTAGTTTTGGATTTTTTTCTAATTCTTCAACGCTAACCATTTTTTCAGTCGCACGTTGCAAAACTGGCCATTTCCCAGATGCTTTTTTAGCTTGGTGGATGCTTGTGAATTGTTTCAAATCAACAACTGTCTTAACTTCACGAGCTGGTGTGTAAAGGATTTCTTCACTAGAGACAGGTTTTACATCTGTTTTCTTAACACCGTCTTTTTTAGGTTCTACGGGGGTTGTCTCATTAATAGGCATAAGTACCTCATCTTTGCCTTCAAAACGTAAAGAATCGTTTACGATTTTACCTTTCGAACGAATGAAATCATTCACACTTTCGCGATATGTTTTTTCCTCTTGTGTCACTTCTTTTCCTCCAATATTTTCAGCACCACCAACTTCAACGCTAGACTCATATAATTTCAAGTCGTTTTCTGATTCAACTAATTTCGCTTTAGTAGCTTCTACCTCTGCTTTAACAGAACGAGCAGTTTCTAAGTCATCTGATTCTAAAGCAGCTTTGACTTCTGCGGTTTTAGCAGCAATCACTTTGTTTAATTCAGTGATATCCGCTTTAATTTCTTCGATTTTTTCGTCAAACATTTTCTTCCTCCAATAAAAAGAGCTTATAGCCCTTGTAAAATTTCTTCTTTTTCGATTTCTAGCAACATGTTATTAATCTCTTGCTTACGTTTGCTTCTGCTTGCGTAATAGTCATCAATAACCGCTTGTGGCAACATTTGATTGTCAATGCTTGCTATAGCTTCAAACGACATCACTTCATCTGCAAATCCGCTCTCAACAGCATCTTGTGCTGACATAAAAGTTTCATTCCGCATTAATTGCATGATTTCATCTTCTGATTTACCTGTTTTTGCAACATAAGCATTAACAATGGCTTTATCGCTTGATTTAAGAGCGCTAGAAGCTTTGTCCAAGTCGTCGCTATTACCAGAAACCCAATTAAACAAAGCTTTATGTACCATCATTTGAGCCGTTGGGCTCATGACGACTTTATCAGCCCCCATCACTGCAACAGACGCTGCACTCGCAGCCATTCCTGTGATTTCTGCGGTTACTTTCCCTTTGTAATTTCGCAGAGCGGTATATATTTCGCTACCAACAGCAACGAGACCACCATTTGAATTAACTTCCAAGATAATGTCGCTATTATCTTCTGGCAATTTGTCAATAATGCTTTTAGCACTAACAGCCTCCATGCCATAATAGTCATAGACTTCTTGTGAATTATTAGCAATTAGTGGACCTTTAAGGTTTATTTTCTTTGGCATTTACCTCACCCCTTTTCCCTTTGACTCCAACTTGATCTTGATATTCTTCTTTTTTATCCAAGAACACGTAATTGAGACTAGACTGGTACCTATCCATGTTAGGGTCTTTTGATTTTTGCTTACCAAGTTCAACCAATCCTTGATTAGGTGTCAAAATTTGGTTATTAACCAATTTGACAATTTCATCGACATTGCGACCCGTGACGCTTCGTGTATCGAATTCAACATGATACAGTCGCCTGTCTCCATCGTTAAGCGTTTTAAGCCCTATTTCGCTCGTTATAGCGTCAAAATAGAATGGCAAGTCATTTGTTACGTAATCTTCCATTAATTGCGCTACAGACTGATTAGGACTGTTTACGCCCAACTTATAACTTGGCACGCGCAACGCTTTTGCTATTTGAGCCGTACTAAAGTTATTACTTGTGATTAATTGCAATACGTTAGTATCAATTTCAAGTGGCGTATATTCCATTGTGCTGTCAAAAACTAGTGGACTCCCTCCAACAGATCCCTCACGCATTTTCTCAAAGTCTTGTCTTGCTCTTTGACGCGCTTCTCCACTTAATTGAGCACCTTTCATAGTTAAGATACCACCAGAAAAACCATCTTTGAAGAATTTAATTAAGGTATTGATACCACCCGTTTGTAAGTCTATCTCATCGCCTAGCGATAATAGCGGAGACCTTCCGAGTATTGTGTCATGGCTGAAGAATTTCCAGTGAATAACATCGTGTGCAAAACATTTTATCTCTTTAGCAGTCAAAGTATCCGTAAATGTATAGATGATTTCGTGGTTTTCTGTTTCTTCAACAGTAGTTTCAGACGGTCTATAAAACTGAAATTGTAAAGCTTGACCAGTTTTAGGGTCTCGCAAGATACGAGAAAACGAATTACCTGTTAAAATTGCATTAACAGCCATGGCAAACTTCCATGTCCTAGCACTTGCGTTGTTTGTGGACTTTACATTTAATAGGTAGTTAATATCCTCATCGTGGATAATATCCCCGTTTATATCCTTTTTAACGAGCGGAAAACGAGCTATATCACCAGCTATAATAGACGTAGCTGTCAAGACATCGCTATTTTTTAAGGCTGATACACCTAGATACTGCTGTGAGACGTCACCAGCTAAGACTGACGCTATATAATCGTCATACGATACCTTTGAAGTTCCCAAAGGTTGAAAAAAACTCATAGATTCTCACCTCCTTTCTATAGGTAAGGTGACGTTATTTTTCCATTTTTTCTTTGAGTGTTTTTTGATGCGACTAAGTTCATTGTTAGTCGCTTGTGCGTTATGCTCTACAATTTTTTCAAGTTGTTCAATCCGTTCATGTTGTTTGATTAATTCCTTTGAAAACATAACGTTTTCTGCGATGAGTGAAGCGATATAGTGTTCTAGTTTGCGTTTTTTCTTAATACGTTTGTTCATTTTCTTCCCCCTACACTATCTACATAGATAGCTAAAATAACTAATATAATTCCGCTGGCAATAAAACCAACCTTATCACCAAATAAAAAAAGACCGTATATCAACAGTCCCAAACCTACCAGCAAGATCAATGTATGTATGTTTTTTAAAATAAAACCAATCAAAATAGCGTCTCTCCTCCTAAAATTTTCTCGCTTGTCCAGTAGCCAGAACCGTCAAATGGTTCTAGGTAACATACAGCATAACCGTCAAGAACTGCGTCTAGCGGGTCAATCTTGTTGCTATTCTTGTTCTTGTCAATCCTCATGCCATTGTTATCGGTTTTAATATAAGCGTTGTTAGCAGCCATGGTCAATAGTGGATTGCCAGAATGCTTTATTTTGCCTTTTTTAAGGTCGTCACGAAATTGTTTTGTCGGCATGTTTAACACCATTGTCGTTTGCGAAACTTCTATTAGAGGCCATTCCGGATGTCTTTTTTCAATCATTGTAAGTAGTGTTCCGAATTGGTATGGGTCAAAGCAAATCCCATGTACTTCCCATTCGTTTATATAGATTAACTCCTCTATTTTTTCCAAAACCCGTTCATCATCTATAACCCCGCTCTCAAGGGTTGTTATTTCGCAATATCCTTGACGTTCTAGATTGCTATAAGATACACCATCTCGCTTTTCTTTGGCAGTTAAGCCATACTTTGTAGCTACAAATGAAAAACTATCAACATACCAATAATCATCCATCATAACAACAGGACTAATGGCAAACAAGTCACTTACACGCCCAACGTCAACACCTAGCCAAACCCTACGCTTGTATGTGTCTGGCTTATCAATCTTAGCAAGCTCCCACGACTGTTTATCTATATATGATTCTTCGCTGGATTGACGCCACATATTGAAGTTTTTGATCAACACTTTGTTGACTTCTCCAGTCTCTAGAGATACCTTACGACGAGTTCTTAGATAGTCCATCAACTTATCATGTAGAGTATCGACTTCGAGAATTGGATTAGATTTTATCCAATTCGTTTCATCTTTAATTTCCTCCTCGTTGTCTTGCTCTGCGACATAGCCAAAATAGCCCTCGTCTGTGATTTCTCCGTCTAGTATTTTAGTAATGTATGGATACTCAATTGTGTGCATCGGAACATTCAAATCCATACCAGCCGTTGAAATGATTAAGATAAACGGATTATCCAACTGTCCTTGACCAGATTCCAATAGTTCTAACATTTCGTTTGTCTTTGACGCTGCGAACTCATCCAACACTCCAACGTACGGTTCAAATCCATCAACTGCGCCAGTATCACGACTAAGCGCCCTTATATAAGATTCATCATGTAAGTTTTTTAGTTCATCACGGACAATCTTTGTAGCTTTTCTGACATCGGCATCCTTTGCTCTTAAGGAAGCTAACTGCTTTTTTGCCATATCCCAAGCTATTTTAGCTTGCGTGCGGTCGTTCGCTGTACAAAACAATTGCCTACTCATAGACGGATTGTGACCAAACAAAAATTCATAAAGCAATATACCAGCTATAAGAATGGTTTTACCATTTTTACGAGCAACAGAAATCATAGCTTTTCTAAAACGTCTTAAGGAATGGTCTGTTTTCTTCCGCCATCCATATAAATTCCCAATAATAAATTTTTGGAACATTGCTAATGGATAAGGTTTTCCTGTTTTGACGTCTGGTAAAATCTCAATGAAATTAATTGGATCAGATGCTTTTTGTGGCAAGTAGATGAATTTAAAATCTTCATCTTCTATACGTTTGAGGTCATTCAAATGTCTTAAACAAGCCTTAAACACTTTCTTGCTTGCTTTAATCTCTTCATCAACAATCTTTTTTGCATAATAAAAAGTGTCATCTTTATAAATGTCGCTAATTGCTGAATAATCGTATTCTATTGTCATGACCTCCTTTCTAACTAACCGCCAAATTTATCAAATATACTTTTTTGTTTTTCTTCTTCTTTAGGTATAAACATCTTCATACGACTATCTACTGTCAGCCCTAATTGACTAGCGCTACTTCTGATATTCGCAGTAGCTTTTTCCAATGTTAAAATGAGCGGACTTGGAATCAACCCTTTATCCGGGTCGTTTGTAAAATAACCAATTTCATCTAATTTCTTGGTTGTCTCTTTATAGATTGCATACCAAGAACAATAGAGTTCTAGAAGGCCTCTATCGAGGTTTCTTACGGGTAGGGTCTGGAGGTCATTTATGATTCTACGATATTCCGCTCTAGCCACCTCATTGAGATGCCGAGGGGGCGTTATTTGTAATTTATCAAGTCCGTCAGAAGCCTTATTCTGCGCGGTTTCTCTTGCTATTTTTTCTTCTTTTGTGAGGTGTTTTTTTGTTGTTTCAACCACCTTTAATTTTCTTCCCAAAGTTACCTCCTTTACACGAAAATTGACAGTTCAAAAATTTCAAAAAGGGAATATTTTGCACGGAAAAGGGCGCGTTCTTAAGTTTCCGAACAATGTAGCCCCGTTCAAAAACAAGTGGGGTATTTTCCGAACATTAACGTGCTGTTGTTAATTTTTACGCACGTTTTCCAATTAATTATTTTTACATCTTTCTCTTATCGCTTTACTGTCATTACACGCTTTACAGCTTGCTTGCAGGTTGTTCCAGTCCAATCTTTTGCTCCAATCTTTTTTGACGCTTATAATGTGGTCAGTCATAGTTGCTTCTCCTCCGCACATAGCACAGACATAATCACTCTGCAACAAGACTTGTTTGCTTGTCTCTCTCCAAATCTTAGAGTTATAAAATTGTTTAGTCTTCTTGTCATACTTCCATCTGTTACGATTATAATCTCTGTACTCAGCTGACCTATCATCGTAGTCTACAGTTGTTCGTCTACCTCTTGAGATAGTTAATTTCTGTGGTCTCATACCCTGACCTCCATAATAAAAGCCACCACGATGTGATGACTCTACGACGTCAAGCGTCTCTCAAATGTTATTTTGTCATCTTATGGTGTGACCTAACCAACAGGAACAGTCGGAATCGAACCGACACATATAATCAGACCGTCGACAATCCAATTATCAAGGCGCTACCTCTACCGTTTTCCAATCACGGTTCATGTTCCAACGGTTTAGTCTTACTTGGCGCAAAGGTCCCCGTAGAGATACCAGTGCTTATTTTTAAAGTAAGCCTATAGACCCATCACGAATCGAACGTGATTAATACCACTAGGTCTACACAAAAAAACGGTTAAAACTCCGATCCATGTCCCACGCCCGCTGTATTGCTCTAGTGGCTGAAATAACCACTATTGAGACGGCAGGATTCGAACCTGCGTACGTTTCAGACCCTTTATAGTCATATCGCTCCCCCAACTGAGCTACGTCTCAACACCCTATCTCGCCTTTTAGCTACAAAATAACAAGTTTGATAGTAGTTAAAGTTGACGACTAAATAAATAGTCTGTTGGTAAATGATTATCTCTTCTTGCTATTTTGATAATACTATATTAACACATATTTTTATGTATAAACTATTGTATTACTGTATAAAAACTAGTCAAAAACTCCTTGCTCTACAATCAAAGAGCCCTCCCTATAAAGCTCTGCAAAAGCCAATAATGCAGCATCTAGCGTGTCATAATAAAAACTCTCTGACATACATAATTCTGTATAAATAACCTTATCTGCATTCTTGTAAGGAGATAAGTATTTTTCATACAAAATCCTACGCTTTTCTGGCTCCAATATCATACTAACTGATTGCTCAATTGCTTCTAATTCTTGTTCAGCTGACACACGGTTGAGTGCTAAGCATTCAACTGGCTTACTAGGAGTTCCGTGTGATTGTCTAGGCTCAAAGGAATAAGTGGCTGTCACTTTTTGAGTATCTACATCATTAGCGATCCTACGCCAGCGTGGATACTCTCTTAGTTTTCGCTTAGCGTTTGATTTAGTCTTTTGTATATTAATTTCTGGAAAAAACGTCATGAAAGCTCCTCGTATGATATAATAGTTGTACGAATATATACCGAATGGCGCTTTCACGAGCGCTTTTTTATTGTTCTCCTTTCCTTCCTCTGCTGACTTATTTTGTTGTTAAATTGTCGAGTATTAAATTTTTAGTTTTGCGTCAGCACTTTATTTGCAGCATTACGCTTGTATAATCATCTGTGAGCGATAACAGACTTTAGATTTTTACGAAAAAAATGTCGGAGGATATTTCCCTTTCTAAAAATTTCGCTCTATAACTACGTAACGATTATTCCACGCTACGCAGCTGAATACTTACAGAAAGCTTCTAGTGTAAGTTTAACGAGTATTCCAGCTCGTAGACCCACAGAGCCATTGCAGGCTCTTAGGCGCTTGCGTGGGAATTTAGTTTGCTCCTGTATTTAATAGTTTAAAATGCCAAGTTTCATATTCACCATGATAAACGAAGCCTATAGAGTCTGCATCAACGATTTTATCGCATACAACATATGCTAAATCAGTATTTTTTAAATAATCTTTTTCACCATATTTAACAATAGCAATATCATGTTTTTTACCATTTCTAAAATAATAGCCAGAGGACAAATTATATTTGTCGTTGTTAAAGTCATTTGCATATTTTTTTGATATAAAAATTGTTTTTTCTTTCATTCCGTCACCTCTTTCGCAAACTGCCAAGCCCAGTCGAAGTCTTTGCGGATTTCTTGTTCTGTGAGAACACGAATATTGCTATACCCTTCTAATTCATTTTCATAAACAGAAATAAGTTTCAATTCATTAATTACCTTTACTAAAATTATTTTTAAATCACTATTCGGATTTGGTATCTCAACCGTATACAGCTTCTCTTTTTCGATTGTGTAGCCATGCATCCAAGCACTAATAAAATCATTGTGGTGGTCAATAGCCCAAAGCCACACATCATGATAATAGCCACCTCGGTTATCAGAGGTGAGATTATCGTACATATCTATTGCAGACGCATCCGAAAATGATTTTTTATGTTCCTCAATCCAATCAGCCACAAACTGTGGCACTTCTGGTTGAGGTTGGTCAATCTGGTCGAGGATACTCAATACATCAATTTTTCTAACTAAATTACCTTTAAAATCGCAATAATTAAACGCATCTAGTTCTCTTATCGCTTTCTTGGCTTCTTCAATATTCATTTGTTACCCTCCTAAATCACTAAAAGGCACTTCCCAAGTATAATCTTCATACTCAAGAGCTCGATTTTTTATCAGTTGACCAGAATGAATCTCAACTTCATGGGTAAACTCCATACCCATCTCAAAACCGAAAATATGTAGGTCAACATCATATTTCTTCGACAACTCTAAATAGTTTTCAGGGATAATAGTCCACGCTTGTTTGAAATTACCAATTGTAACAATATGTGTTTCTCCTTCATCACATTCGGGACTTGTCAAGCAAAAATTGATTTTTTTTGAATTAATAAATGCTCTTTTAGTGCCTTTTAAATAAAAAACATCTCTACCTTCAATTTCAAAGCTATAATATTCTTCATCTATATCATCAAACTTAATTAGTCCTTTTTCTAGTCTATAGCTAGATACAGGAACTTCTAAGATTTCATTCAAGTACTTTAGGATATTTGATCTGGTTCCTCTAATTTTTATAACACCTTCACACCAATTTGGCATATTTCTATCCTCCATTTCCAGTGAGTTCAGCAATCAACTTAGTTTTTAGCTAACTGCTCGTGCGATTTGTCTAACTGTCTCTGATTTTGCTCGCTAGCACGTTTAAGCTGCTTTTGTGTCCTGCGTAATGCAGTCAAGTATTTCTTGTTCTTCAATCATCCTTCTAACCTTTCTAGTAATTCGCTGTTTTGATATATGTTTCCGACGACTTCGTTTTCTTCGATTTCTGACCATAAATAGACAGCATCAGTCCCTGTGTCAATTAACCAGCAACCTTCTAACATTTTTACTACACCTTTAAAATCTTTATATGTGTAATCTATGAGACGTGTTGTTAAAACTATATCACCATCAAAAATCTCAACGCCATTTTTATCAAACATTCCTGTTGATTGCATGAGTATAAGTTGCTTAATATCGCCTATTGCAACGCCTCCATACTCGTCTTTTAATCCTACATCACCATTTTCAAAATCAATGATGGTAACATCATACATGCGTTCGAACTTCTTTGACCACGCTCTAAATTTCGGTATCATAACTCACCTCTCAAAAAATACTCTGCATCACTTTTAGCGATTAAGCTATCACGATAAGCAATAGCTTCGTCTTTAGTCCTAAACTCTTTGTCTTTATAAACAGTCTTAAGTATCTGTCCACCTATGCTTTCGTATACTCTAACTACGTGTTTCATTTTCATACCCATTTTCCTTAAGCCAAACTGATAACATCATGCAATAATTCGCCAGATCGTTTAAGGTGTCTGTTAGGCTCTCTGGGACGTTTTGTTTGTTTTGGGTAAGATTATATAGCCTATTGTATTTGTCGCTTATACGGACGACACCAGCGATAAATCCAAAGTCGTTTAGAGACTTCTCGAAAGAATTTCCGTAATCTGCGTTTTTGGCTAAAAATGTTTGATAGTTTTCGTTATATGCTACTTGCATAGTTTCTGCGTTAATTTTATCTGTCATGTGTTATACCTCTAAAAACTCATAGCTGCATATATCAGACGTTTAGTCTGCTTGTAATGCTCTAACTTAGTATCTTTGTGCGCTCTTTTTAGTTTTACAAAAAGTTCTGTTTCATGGTCATTTGGATCGTGATACTCACGATATGATTTGAGATACATCTGTACATAAGTGTCTTTATCAAAATAATCTTTAAACGCCTCGATTACATAAGGCCTTGGCAATATATTTCTACGCTTGTTATTTGAGATATTTAGTCTTAAGCGTTCTGATGTTTTATCGTCTAGGCTTAACTCTTTGACACGTCTCAAAATACTGCTATCAAAGATACTATAAAATTTATCCGTTAGTTCGTTCATCTATTTCCTCAATTTTTACTTTTATTCTAGGGTTTGGACTATACTTTTTTGTTGCTCTTAAGTCACATACAATATTATCGTCTGACCAGACAATCCCCGATTTTTGTATTTTGTCATAACCCGCGTCTGAAATACTATCAAAAACAGCTTTAACTAGGTTATCAATATCAGGCTTCTTTACGTGCCATATAAGCTCACGCACGAAGTTCTGATATATTTGTATTGTTTTATCTTTAGAACTCTGTGTAGGCTCTTTTGATAGCGTTTTGGGGGCTTTCATGTAAAAGATTACCTCTACCTTTATGCAATCATCGAAAAACGGTCCATCATAATTTTTTTCTATCCATCCAGAAACCTCTTTTCGCCATCTCTTCATCTTTGGATCTTCGTACGTACCAAATTTGCTGAACTTAGGTCTAGTTTGAGGTTTTGGTTCGATTGGTATTTCGAATTCTGTTTTAAAAGTCATATTCCTCTTCAATTCCTACTAACAATGCAATTCGTTTTGAGCTAGCTAACGCTTGATATGATTTAGTCATGTACTGTTCTATTGTTGCTTTTTTAATTCCAAGCCGTGCCGATAACTCATCTTTTGTGCCAACGTCGACAAACTTGTCGTCGTCATATATTGCATATATCCTTTGTTTCTTAACCATTTTTCAAAAATCCACACTCGCCCTATTAAATGTGTGTGAGCTGTGGCAAGGACGAGTGTAGCAATTCTCCATATTATCGATTTTATCGATAAGCAGACTGTTTCCTTTCTCGCTCGGAAAATATAGTTACTGCAAAGGCCGAGCTTCACTTTGCAATGTTAGTTAAAAAATCATTACTCTTTGTGTTAATTGATTAGCTCTACAATACTCACAATGGCCGCAAGGTTTAGGGGGTTCTATCCCTTTTTTAACGTCATCTAAATGTTTGATGTTTTGCGCTAGGTTATCTAACTCATTTTGCATAGCATCTAAATTTTCGATTGCTATTGCTCTAGTATCTGGAGGTGTTTCTTTAGTCACCGCGTAAATGATTGGCTTAAATGGCTTCTTGTATTTAGCTTCTAGCATGATTTTATAAGCAGCCATCTGTAAGATGTAACCGTAAGCCTCAAACCAGTAAACTCGCTCTTGACCATTCCAAACCTTGTCGTCAACAGGGCCTTTTGTGGTTTTGATGTCCACGAAGTAACCACAATCAACATTTAGGCAGTCAATTTTACCTTTGAATTCCACGCCACCAAGTAAACCTGTGATGGCTACCTCTTTTTTGCCTTGATAATATTTCATGAATTGATAATCATTTTTAAGTGCTTCAATCATCTGTTCTGCAACTAAAAAGCTTTTTTTAAATTGGCCTTTGGTTGCCCCGCGACTCGAAATCATTTCAGAGCCATTCATTTTTTTAAATTCTTCATGAGCTTCCTCCCCCTCAAAGTAAGAGTGGACATAATTCCCGACGAGCAATGCAGTGTTATCTCTAGTATCTGTCCAATCCCCTCGTAATTCAGCAAGTGCCCTTGCTTCGCACTCTCTAAAACGCTTGTACTGACTAATAGACCAGTACTTAATTGATGATTCATTGCTATAATAGTCCTTTCCAAGCAAATCTAACTTCGTCATGGCATTAAGTCTCCGAGATTATCAAAGAGGTTGCCTTCGCTAGCTTTAATTTCCCCTGTTTCTTGGTCAAAATCCGGAATTTCATCTGCCGGATAAGAGGTATCTTCTAAAACCGTCTTATTTTCGTCTGTGAGCGTTTTTTCTGGCTCCGAATGTAAATCTTCAGTTACGTCTTTTAAATTGATAGGAGCATCCTTATTTTCGTTCTGGTGACCAATCAAGTCGTCAAGGCTATTTGTTTCTTGTGGTGTGACATCTTTGACTTGTCTGTCGTTGTCATATTCGTTTTCTGTGGTACGGTTTAGGGCTTCGACAAAATATGAGCTATCATTACTTGTATTTATAAATGATTTAGCAGCTCTATTGATTACTGTTCTCATTGCCATTTGGTCAGGGAAGTCAATTTGGACGTTCTTTGTTTTTGCTTTTGACCAGGCTTTATCAATTTGCTTTTTAGTCATAATGGTTAGATATTCTTCGTTATTAATATCCTTGATAATGCAATAAGCACCTTTGATTGGATTGTCTTGGTTTTCCCAATCGGATTCATGACTTACAAATCTTCTACGACCATTAACGATTTCTGATTTGAAAACATCTCCTTCAAAGATTACTCCTGCCCAAATATCTTTAACTTCGTTTAGTTCTTTAACAACTTTCATTGTTCCGAAGTACGAGCGCCTCAACTGAACTTTATCACCGTACTTGATGAAGTAACATTGTTTCTTTGCAGGGCTCAACCCTTGTGCGACCATATCCAAGAGCGAAATATAAATACTCTCATCAGTACATTGACTCAACAAGTTACCACTAGAAGAGTTTTTTAATTCATAGTAAGCATTACTTAAAGCATTTCCCAAACTATAATTAGGAGGAACGATAAAGTTTTCGTTTTGTTTTTCCTCAATTCGCTTATTAACTCCAGAAGTTATCTGTCTTTCACTTAGTTCATTCGCCATCTCTACTTACCTCCCAAAAATTGTTCAAACAATCCGTTGACGAAATTTGCTGTTTGTTGTTCTTTTGACAACTCTTGCACCGATTCGCCATCAATAAATTTTAGGTCATAGGATGCTTCTACAATTACAACATCACACCCAAACGTTTCGGCTAAATTATCGATTTCGTCTTTTTGCATGTTGTAAGATTCTTCTGGTAGGAACGATGCCGCCTGAATGATATTTGTAAACTCCATATTATAAGCAAGCACTGCATCTCTATTTTTAAAACTCTTTAAAAAACTTCCGTCTTCAGTTTTTCTTAGCACTACAATTTTTTCTTTGATGTTCATATCATTTCCTCTTTCTATGTTTCAATTGCCAATTTTCGGCTTTTAATCTCTTCAACTGTTTCTTTAACTCTATATTTTCTTCAGCTTCTTTAAGATAATCAGACATCAAGTCGCTGTATCTACTTTGCCAGTAACGAGTAGACTCGTGTAACTCTTTGCTCATGGTCAATCTTCCAAAATGTGAGATTTAAAAGTCCATCTGCTATCAAGTTTCCGATTGACAATTAATTCAGGTTTAACATCAAATTCCGTTTCGATGTATTCCATTAAATCTTCGTCTGTGTAATCTTTAAATTCGTTGTAAGTCTGCCTCAAAGAAGGATCGTCATAATTTTTTAGGCAATCTACCGTAAATATAAGTGCATCTCTGAAGTTTCCATCAAATGTTATAACAAAACCATTTATTCTAATTTCTACCATGCGAACTACCTACGAATTTCTCTAGTCTATCTTTGATAAAGTCAATCCTCCCTCTGCGCAGTCTTAACTGCCTGTATTCTTCAATTTTTTTATTTCGACTAGTTTCATCTAGAGCCATAATTCTTGCTGCATGCTCTTCTGATAAGCCGAAAAATGTTGTTAATGTTAGTTCCATAATTTCATTCTTTCGTCTTCCATTTCTTCAAACTCCATGATATGGCTTTTATCACAACCTTTTCGTATCCGTGATGCAATTCTTTCTCCATAAATCCGTCTAATCTCTGCTGGTGTAAGATTTGTCGTGATGATTGTATTTGTACGCTTGTTAAGTAAGCTATATATAATACTTGTCGACCAATCGCTAACCTTTTCAGCACCTAAATCATCCAAAACTAGATAATCAACCTCTTTTAATTTGTCCAACCAAAACGCCTCTTTACTGAAGTCTCGCTTTATTTCTGATAACAAATCAGTAACATTTACAAGTAGCCCTAGCTTCTTCGTCTTATCCGATAGCCCTCTGATAATGCTGTAAGCTAGATGACTTTTGCCACGTCCAGCTTTACCAGTCATGATAATGTTACCCTGGCCTCCTTTAAACCAATCGTTAGCCATTGTTTTAGCCCAAATAAGCACTTCTTTATGTTTAATTGTGTCAGTTCTAAAATTATCAAACGATGCGTTTTCCAGTTCGCTATCCATGATCGATAATCTTTTGAGATAGTACAACCTTTTATTTTCACATTCTCTCTCATATATTTCTTGTACACGTAAATTATTTTGATTTTCTAGTTCTTCTCTGTGGCATTCTGGGCACACTGTCGAACCTGTTTTAATGATTGTGATGTATCTACAATTATGTTTTTCGCAGAATGTATCTTCTTTTTTTGTGTTTTTTTGATAGGATAAAGCGATTTTAGCAAGAGCGTCATTATCACCAAGTATCATACTCACTTACCTCTTCTTGCTTAGATTTCCTAGATTGAAACTGTCTTTGTTCTTCTTCGACTTTTACCATCGTAAGAATTCCATTTTGTCTCCAATTTCGCAATATAGAGTTAACATAACCAAAAGAACGTTTAGAATTGTCAGCGGCTCTAGTTATTGCTTCCTTAACGACATCCACTTCCATTTTTGTGAGGGTGATATAGTCTGACAGCTGCTCGAGCTGATTTGGAGATAAAATGCCAATTTCTTGTTGAAAATAATCAGATATAATTTTTAAGCTATTTTCATTAGCAGGAGAAGAATCTTTTATCTCTTCTTCTACTTCTGACTCTATATCTATATCTTTATCTAACTCTCTCTCTTTCTCTTTATCTTTCTCTATCTCTATCTCTGTTGGAACTTGGTTGGAAAGCAGTTGGAATTTTTCCAACTCTGCTTGTTTTTTCTTGTATCTATTCCAGTTTGTTTCCTGCCCCAACAAGGCCTTTGCTTGCGGATAATGGGTGTTACCACCATCATCAACCTGAATGACTCCACATTTCACAAAATATGCTAAAGCCATATTTATCTGTTCTTCTGAAGTTTCAAGACGAAGAGCTAGTTCTTCTGCGTAATTATCAAAAGTTCCTTCGTAATCAATGATGCAATCATTCTCAATAGCTTCTAACATGAGCCTGATGTAAATAACAATCATTTCCGAACCGCCAGGGAAATTTCTTAAAAGCCTTTTAATAAATAAATTGTCAAAAAAATGCTTATCAAATTTCAGCCAATAATAGATTTTTGTTTTTGATTTCTGTGCCATTTATCCTCCCAACTTGTAGTCCACTAGTGTGATAAAGTGGTTCAACTTCGCTTTATCTCTTGTTTCTAGTTTGCTTTTGTCAATCTGTTTTAGTAAGTAGTTAACGCAGAATTTTTTAATCATCTTCTAGCACCAATCCCTCTAATCGCTTATCATAGCTAGACACAAACCACTCTTTCAATTCCTTGTAAAGTTCTAGCGCTTGGTCGTATTCCTCTTCTAGCAATTTTCTGTTTTGTGTCTTGCCAAAAACACTAAGAACAAGTTTTCGGATATTGTCGTGAACATCTCTAGCCGCAACATCACTGTAAGAAATAATTTCGTTATCCGTACCAAAGTAATGAGGGATTTGATTAAAGACGTTTTTAGTTGGGTTGTATCCGCCAGCTTCGTTGAATTTTCCAACAATCTTAGGATATTTTTCATTGATCGGAATCAATTCATCATCAAAACTGACATCTTTGAATAGCCCTTGCGGTGTGCGTTTTTCTTTCGCTTGTTTCATGCGTTCAGCTACTAATTCATTCAATTCTTCTTCAGTTAGTGTGTAAATTTTAGCCATATTGTTTTCCTCTTACTATTTTGTTATATTTAAAATAAAATACTTGGAGAAGTGTATGATTGATTACTATTCTTTATACAAAAATTCACTTGAAGCCATCGGGTATCATAATTTGGATACGGGTGTAGATTTACTTCAATACCTTATTGCAACAGAAGAAGGAAAAAGGATATATTCTCAATACCCTTATCGAGAAGTTGAAGAAATTATTTTTTACACCCTAGATTGTTTGATCCAACAAGATTTAGTTACTGCCACAGAAATGCCGAGATTAGATAGGCGAATATATACAATTGACGGTCTGACACCAAAAGGCATGTATTTTCTTGGATATATCGGGCAGGTAGAAACCGAGGTTATCGAATGGCTTAATGAATTTGGAGTTTCGCAAAATCCAGAATCAATCTATAACGCTCTGAGATACATTATTTATTAGATTTATAGAAATGCTTTTTCTCCCAGTCCAATGTTTTATTAGCCATCTCAGCCTCCTTTGCCATATCCGCCATCTTAGGTGTTCTATGGTCATCAAAATCTGTAACTACTAGACTTAGTGTAATGAGTTTCTCTCCGCATCTCTCAGCTAATTTAGCGGTTTCTGGTCTAGCTCCAGTAAGTCGTATTCCATTCAAATAGACATTAAAATCTGTACAGACTACCGTTACTTTTTGATGATTTTCTAGTTTTGAATTATCCATTGTGTTCCTCCTATTTTTGGGTACAATAAAAACCCTTATCTAAACAACAAGGGCGCAAAAATACCCTTGTCAGGTTGACTGAAAAGGGTACACATGATAATATATTTGTGTACCTGTTTTCAGGTCGGTCGATAGCGTGTAATCCAAAGTTTGGCGATGGCGGATTATACGCTATTTTTTTAGCTCTTGATAGACCTTATCTAAGCCTAGCATCAAAATATCTGTCTGAGTTTTTCCAGTTTTTTTAGTACAATATTCTAATTTTTGTACTTCTTCGTCTGTCATTCTCAGTCTTTTGCTATGAGACTTAGGATTAGAAGTTGGACGACCAAGTTTTTTGGTAGTGGTCATATTTCCTCCTTTCGTATCCACAAATATATAATATCATTATGTGGATACATAAGTCAACCCCTAAATCAAACTTTTTTAAATATTTCTCAACGCACCCATATTCAGTTGTCAAAGGACTATGTGTTTCCTACTAAATTTGTTTAGCAGGTAAACCGTGCTTTTGGTTATATCTACGTGCATTAGCTTCCCAACCGTTACTTTCAATCGTCCATTTTGATTTTTCCTGTTTTTTTGGTTTTGCAAAAATAAAGTTAAATAAGTTTTTCATTTTGTAATTTTCTCCATTCTTCAAATTTTTTAACTTTTGTTGAACGACCGCCAACCTTGTCAATGTATTTGCGATAATTTCTGTCTTTGTACATCTTTCTTAGTAATCGCTGCGTTTGGTCAAATGACTTTCCAATAAATTCGGATAAGTCGTTATCATTAAGCCAAAGCTCTTCGTAAGGTACTTCGATACCGCTTTTAAGTTTTGCTAGCATATTGTTTCCTTTCTGTGTTATAATTAAGTAAATAGTATTTGTTTTGAGTCCGATTCCCGTCGGACTTTTTTTCTTATCTAAATTCGTCTAAGCTGATACCTAGTCCTGTAGATAACTTGACCATATTTGGCCAAGATAGATGTTTAATTCTCCCACTTTTTAAATCACTAAAGTGACTTTTGTTAATCCCTGTTAGTTTTGCTAATTTATTCATATTGAGATTTCTCTCAAGCATTATTTTATTGATTTTTTCCCACATAATATTTCTCCAAAAATCAACATATTGTGTTCAAATTTTATTTATATAACAATATGTTGTGTCTTTCGTTCCTTTCTGATATAATTTATTTGAATATGACCTCTCACCGTTGTATTCAAAAATTATGGAAAGGAGGATAACGCTATGGATAAAAATGTTAAACAAGACCTTCTAGGTCTGATGTATATGTTGACTGAGGATGCAGACAAACAAATTATAATTTCAACTGCTGCTGGTACTTATGTCGGAAATTTTATACCAAAAGAAAAAAACGAAAAGTATCACACAGTTTATGCAATCAGTGACAAATTACATCAAATTTCAGATACTGAACAAACTTCATCTGATTCTGATGTGATTGTCTTAGTTGATGTGACCTTGATTTCATCTTCACATCAAGAATTCAAAATGCCGTTTGTCTACTTGTTTACAGACCAAATAATCGGTGTTTCGCTTGGGAAATATTCGATTGGTCAGTAATCTCTAGTTTCTCGGCTAGCGTTTTGGAATCTACTGTTACCGCAATAGATTCTTTTTTATTTCCGCTATACGGATATTGTTTTGGTCTCATATGGTTCTCCTTTCTGTGGTATAATTTTTAATAAAAACGAGGTTTACTTATGTTAGACATTGATACACAATTTATAGACGCAATCAGTAAAATACTATCTGACTATGTTTCTCATTCTGAAATAACACGAATGGGCGAAGTTTTAGGTTATCCTCAAAACGACCAAAATTCTGGGTTTAACAAGCACAAACGGGTGCACAATCTCATGTCTGATATATTAAATAGGACACAGAATACAGATAATATAAAACTTGTGATTGAATACGTCTGTAACCCTTTGAGGTATATCAATGAAGCTTCGGTTTTTGAACATTTAAAAACTGCACTCAACATTCCCCTTTCTCTGAAAGGATTGACTATATCAGATAACGGACGAATAATTGGTACAACTATCTCAAAAACATTACCAGAAGCCAAAAAACGTTTTGAAACACTTGATAGTAGACTGAGAGAACTAAAAATCCATTCTCAAGTTTTAAGATTTTGTACCCAAGAACTCTTACAAGAAAACTATTTCCATGCCGTCTTTGAAGCAAGTAAAGGGATTTTCCACCGTATTCGTCTACTAACAGGCTCATCAATGGACTCAGCTAGTCTGATAGATCAATGCTTCAAACTCAAAGAACCTATCGTTATCATAAACGGTAACAAACTACAAACGCTTAACGAGCAGAGCGAGTACAAAGGATTGAAAAATCTATTGCTCACAATTGCTCACCTTTATCGCAATTCAAAAGCACATAAACTCAAGTATTACAATCCAGATAGTATCAACGATGCAATTACCGCATTAACACTTATGTCCCTCGCTCACAATCTCCTTGACAACTGCACTAATACTAGGAGACTTGATTAGCAACTTGTAAAATTCTGCTGTCACCTCAGCTAATCTAATCGCTTCATCATCAATTGGGCTATTGTAGTCTTCTAGATGATGAAGTTTTTTCGTTAGTTGCTCAGATAAGTGCTCTGTTTGTATGAATATTGACTTTTGAAGCCCTGAAATAGAACTCATCAACTCCATTTCATTATGGCTTAAAATTTCTTCCATCCCTTCTCCTTTCTAAGCTACATCGCCTTTTTCTAAACTGGCAGATATTCCTGGTTAAGGAATTTATTAATAAAGTATTGTTGCCCTTTACCAGTAACTTTTGGGGTTACATTTGTTGTAGTGTGACCGTCAGAGTGATTGATGGCTGTTTTTTTGAGTTCAAACAATCCAAGCTGCATGCTTTTCTGTGTCGGTTGGTTCCAAGACTCGCCACGGCGACTGATTAGGTAACCGTTAGCTCGTAACCACTGAAATAGCTTATTCTGACCAATATCAATCCCATTCTGTTTCAGGATTTTAGCTAATTCACCAATAAGACAAGATGACTTACTAGCACTAACAGCGTCTGCAAACAGTACCTTAGGACGGTCTGCCTCAATCTGTGCCTCTAGCTGATGGACTTTCTTATCTGCCATGAGTAAGGCTCTTGCCATGATTTTCTCAGGGCTGTTGTAGTCTTTCTCAATTTGGATGAAATACTTACGGACTTGCTTAGATTTTTCGTTACGTTGTAACATAGCAATTTCTTTAGCCATGTCTAGTTTGAGAACATGGTCTATATATTCTGTACGGTTACCTTGAGCTGTTAGTCTTTTTTGACTAATAGATATATAGTCAACGTTTTCTTCAAAACCATATTCCGACATCCTTTCAAGCCATTTAGTATATTGAGTTTTTATATTAAGTACATTGTGTAAATCTCTACCACTGACTACTTGTTCTTGATTTTCGTTTAGTGTTACGTTAATTAGTTGATTCATGTCGTCCTTTCTAGTATTGTGTTATTTTTGTCAACTTTTCTATGAAATTAAAATGGCTTCTAGGACTTTTCCGGGGTCTACCCCTAAAATATCCGCTAGCATTGCCACCTCTGAAGCATCAAATGATTTTTTTGGTTTTTTACGTTTCTGATAAAATCCAGAGCGTGTAAAACCCATTTTAGTCGCGATAACTTTCTTTTTAATTCCGCTATCATCAATCAATTGCTCGAAAGCATTTTCCTGCATTCCCCCACCCCCTTTCTATCTGTTTTTAGTACCTCTAATCTGCTATAATGTGAGCAGAAAGGAGGTGATTATATGAGTAATTATGTAGCAGACTTCGACGACATCAAACAAAAAGCATTTGCAGCAATTCGTGTTGAAATTTCTAACAACGAGCCAGATGTCGCCACAACAAAAGTCTGTGAAATTGTTAATCAATTGTTAATGCTGAAAGATGGCGAAATTGAGACAATTTCTAACTTAAAAGCTGCTGAAAAAATCAATAAGATTTTAGATGAGCCCTCTAAGCCTATTAGCTGATTTTTCTAATTCCATTTGTGAATCAGTAGCTTTTTTTCTTGTTTGGTTTATGTAACCAACTGTCGAATCACCCCATTCGGCTAGCGTTTTGGAATCTATTGTTAATTCAATAGGTTCTTTTTGTTCCTTTAGATAATTGATTAGCTCTCTATTGAGCTCTAAACACTTACTGGTGATATGCTCGTGCAAATCAATTAATCTAATCAAAAACTCTTCTCTGTCTTTGTCCATTCCCCCACCTCCTTTCTGTGGTATAATTGAAATAAAAATTGTGAGGTTGAAATGAATTTTTTTAATTTTTTATTGTGTGTTTTTAAGTTTACAAGTGAATATCTAATAAAAAATTGGATAGCTTTAATAGCTCTGTTTCTATCTTATTCAAACTACCGAAGAAATAACTTACAAGTCGAGTTAATTGCTGCTCCTGTTTCAGATTGGATTTTGAGCGTTATTTTAGACAACGGTGAAAGCATATATAATCCAAATGGTACATTAAGAGCTAACATTAAAATCATCAATCCTTCTAATGTTGATGTAAGCTACTTCGACTTGATTGTTTTTGATAAAAACAGAAAATATCAGCATTATTACCAAAAGCAAAATAATATAATTAACGATTTAACAGGTAGAGAGGCTATAGCCGCAGTACAGCCTGATGGCAATACAATCCTTATCGAGGTTCCAGAGGCAGATTGTGGAGTATTAAAAGCCCACAGTATGACAAGGATGGATTTAATCATACAAACATCTGAAATCACAGATAGACTCTTTGTTGCTTTTAAAGTAGCTAAAAAGAAAAAACTATTTAAAGCTAATAAAGCAGGATATGTTAATTCACCTTATCAATCATTTTCTGCGTCATTCCCTGTGGAATTATCAAAAAAACCGCACTACGAGGATATCCTAAAAGATTTGCATGAGTGAGAGCAGATTTTCTTGTGTGAAATATCTTGGAAGAACCTAGTACACCGTATTTAATTTTTTCCATGCCTTCCCTCCTTTCCACTCCTTTTGGGAGTTTTTATTTTGCCTTACGGCTATAGCTAGCCATGGAATCGAACCATGGAGAACACCCATCTAGCACCTGCTCCTATGTTATAATAAAGACATGCCAATATCTTTGAAGAAGGGAGCTATATCATGGATAAAAAATTTAATACTAAAGAACCACAAATGAAGAATAGCCAAACAAGCAAAGTCACCCAAACAAGTGATAAAGTCCGTTTCCCACAACCTTCTAAAAATAAATAATTTTAATCTTCTTATCAAAATTTAGGTAAACATCGCTTTGAATATCATTTTTATCTAAATAAATCAGTAGTTCTTTTTCTGTTTTAGGTCTTTCATCATTAAAACCTACAAATGAGGAAATAATTAGTGATTTTTCTTCATGTTCACCACTTATAGCTTTAATAACACCACTTGCAATAATATTTCCTGAATAATCTATCACAAAACGATTTGGCTTATCTTCTTCCGACATCATATCCCATAAATACATATCTAGTTGTTGATCAAGCCCATTTTTCTTTCTTAACCAATTACTTAAACCATAGGCTTTATCAATAAAATGATGTGATAAAATTGTTAATAACAGAGAAATGATAATAGCGCCTATGATAGACCAAATCATGTTGCTGCAAAAGTTACTTAAAATAAGATAAATAAGATAGTCAAAAGATGACATTAAAGCAATAATAAACTTCTTGTCTGTTTCACCTCCAATATCTCTATCTCTCATACGACTAAATATCCAATAATTTAAATACCCAAACCCACCAAGTGCAAATAGTGGTTGCAATATGTTTCCCATATATACTTACCCTCTTTCTTAAAATAATATAGCTACTATGTTATATTGACTATGGCACTCCGTCATAAGGGGCCAACAACCATCCTCTATCAGATTACTTAGTAAGTAGAATAAACTGCTAAAATCATAATTGTAAACAAAACAATTACAAGCATTTTATCTCACCACCAACCACACAATTAATCCAATAATCAAACCCAGCAAAACCAAATTAGGAATTAATCCTCCTTTTAGTTTGAATTCTACTTCTTGGTTTCCGTCTGCTGATTCATTCTTATAATGAATATCACCAAAAAGAAATTTCTTCCATTTCATCTTTCTGCTTCCTTTCTTGCGAAGGTACAACTAAATATGTTAAACTATAACCACACCCCCGAAGGGGAGGAAGCTTATGCTTCCTTTATTGAATTACCATTCAATAATGTTTTTGATTCTAAGCTTAAACCAAAGAATTTTGATTTCGAACTCTAGTTCTTTGCGTTTAGGCTTTTTTTCGTGTTTAGCCATTAGCTGTACCTCCTTTCGTTTTGCTTAATTCCTTAAGCTTGATTATAGTTTAACATCGTGTTTCCTTTTTGTCAACTATTTTGTGTTAAAAAAGTCAACTTTTTTGAATTTGATTTTTTGCCATTTTTGTTGACATTTTGTAAACATGTAATTATAATGTAGATAATTAAGCTATAAAAAGGAGAATTTATATGGCTTCCACTATCGCATTTCCGGCAATGGTCAAAGAACTTAGACTTAGTAAGAATTTGACTATGGAACAGTTAGCAGAAGAACTTGGAAAAACAAAGTCGACAATATCAAAATGGGAAAAAGGGACGCGTTCTCCTAAAATATATGAGATTGAAGAGATAGCAAAATTCTTCGGTGTAGCGCCTAAGAAAATGATGTTTGGAGATAATCCCACTTCGATTAATCCCCAAGTCGAACTTATCCCATCAATCCTACAAAAAATAAACTCTACTTCTTCTCAATTAGAACACAAGCGACAACTAAACGTGCTTGATTATGCCGAAACACAATTAGAACAACAAAACACAGTAACCGACCTATTCTCTTACAACTACTACGACCAAGCTTTATCAGCTGGTACAGGACAATATCTAAATGAGGTTAATGTAGAAACAATTGAATTACCAGTCAACATTGACGCTGATTTTGTTGTGCCAGTCTATGGAGATTCCATGGAGCCTGAATATTATTCTGGGGATTATGTGTTCGTTAAGCTATCCGTAGAGCTCGCAGATGGCGATATAGGAGTGTTTGAATATTACGGTGACGCTTATATCAAACAGCTACTTATACACGCAGAGGGGGCATTTCTGCACAGTTTAAACAGCAAATATGAGGATATACCGATAGATAGAGATAGTGATTTCCGTATTATCGGAGAAGTTGTCGGCAGTTACAGGGAGAGTTAATATGCTGGAAAAAGTTGAACGCTTAATCTCGGAAATTAATAGAATACACCTTGTTTATTCGCAAGATTATTTTGAAACTGGGAAAGTTGAAAAGATTAATCTAAAACATACCTTTTCAAAAGTACCTGTCAAGGCTATCCTAGACTATCGTTTAAATCTACACGAATCCATCAATGATTATTTGATGAAAGCCGATGTCAAAGATATCCCTTACGTCTATCGTGTCAAAACATCAGAAAGCATCTTAGACAAAATTGAGCGTTTTTCCAAAAGACAAGATGGTTATCCTGTGAATTCTATTCTTAATGATATTTTTGGCGCTCGTATCATTTTATCTTCTGAGGATATTTCACAAGTGATGGAGCAACTCGATGAATGGAAAGATAAGTTCGATTTAAAAAACTGGTATTTACGAGATAAAGATAATTACACAGGAATACACGTTTATTTCAAGAATAAGAGCAACCACTACTATCCTTGGGAGTTACAAATTTGGGATGAGAAAGATGTTGATCAGAACATTGAAAGCCATAAATTATTTAAACGTCATTTTGTATAACGTGCCATTTTACCCCAGTCGAAATGTAAATAGGAAAATTAATAACTATGTGTAATATCTGAACCACGTTAAAAGCTGAAATCAAAATCAGGAGAATTAAAAATGGGATTTTTTGCACAGCGTTGTCCTTACTGCCAAAGTACAAAAGTACAATTTATGAACCAAGACCGTAAAGGTTTTAATGGTTGTGTCGGTTGTATCGGATTTTTAATTGCTTGGCCGTTCTTATTGCTAGGTTTGGTTGGGAAAAAGGGTAAAAACAACTGGCATTGCACAAATTGTGGAAGAACGTTTAAGACAAAATAAAAAAAGCCCCACGCTCAAATTTTGGCCAAGGAGAGCGTGAGGCAAATTCTAGTATAGTAAAAACCTGCTTTTTGGGAGGGGTTTTTACCATACCTATTTTAACAGAAAATGAGGTATAAAACAATGTGGATAGAGGAGCTAGCCAACGGGAAATTTAAATATATCGAAAGATATACTGACCCTCTAACAAATAAGTACAAAAAAGTATCTGTGACACTAGATAAAAATTCTAGTCAAGCTCAGAAAAAAGCTGGTTTAATATTGCAGGAAAAGATTGAAGATAGGCTCGCTATCAGAAATCACTCAGAAATGACTTACGGAGAACTTAAAAAGGAATATCTAAAGCAATGGATACCGACCGTCAAAGACTCCACAAAACGTGGTTATTTAGTATCTGACAGTCATATAGCAACCGTGTTACCAGATGATACAATTATCAACAAGTTGACTAAACGTGATATTAGACTAATCATTGATAAACTATTAAAACACAATTCGTATCATGTTACGCATAAATGTAGAAAGAGATTGCATGCCATATTTTCTTATGCGATACAAATGGACTATATGACAAGTAATCCGACGGAGAACGTCTTAGTTCCCAAACCAAAGGATGATTACAAGCCTGAAAAGGTGCTTTATTTAACATCTAACGAGGTTTACGACCTGTGTAATAGAATGATAGACAATGACGAACAAACGCTCGCAGACATCGTTTTATTCATGTTTTTGACGGGTGTACGGTATGGAGAATTAGCTTGTCTGACTTACGACAAAATAGATTTTGAAAATAAAGAAATTCTGATTAATGCAACTTACGATTTTAACACACGAGAAATCACTACGACCAAGACCAAAAAATCAACACGCAAAATATCTGTATCAGATAATATTTTAGATATCGTCAATAGACAGAAAAAGACAAGTTCATTCGTCTTTCCAAATTCGAACGGTGTACCGATTTTAAACGCGTACATCAATAAGCGATTGAAAATTTATGGAGATTATCACACGCACTTATTTAGACACTCGCATATATCATTTTTAGCAGAAAAAGGGATACCGCTAAATGCGATAATGGATAGAGTTGGTCACAGCGATCCAAAAACAACATTATCTATTTACAGTCACACAACTGTAAATATGAAAGAAATTATAAATAAACAAACTGCCCCTTTTGTGCCCCTTTTAAAATCGGAATAAAACAAAAAGCCTTTAATACAAAGGCTTTTGACGTTATTTACATGTCCCCTGCCGGAATCGAACCAGCAATTACTCCTTAGGAGGGAGTTGTTATATCCATTGAACTAAGGGGACCTAGTAAAAAAACTGCCCACAGGCAGATTTTTTACGTCTTGGTTGTCCAGTTTTAAAACATAGTTACTATCCTCAAACAACCAAGCATTTTTAAAATCTGATCATCAAAATTAACGACGGATTTCTTTAATACGTGCAGCTTTACCTTGCAATGCGCGTAAGTAGTAAAGTTTAGCACGACGTACTTTACCATAACGAACAACTTCGATTTTATCAACACGAGGAGTGTGAATTGGGAATGTACGCTCTACACCGATACCACCAGAAATTTTACGTACTGTGTACATTTCTGAGATTCCTTGACCTTTACGTGAGATAACAACACCTTCAAAGATCTGAATACGTTCGCGAGTACCTTCGACAACTTTAGCGTGAACACGTACAGTATCACCAGCACGGAACTCAGGGATATCAGAACGAAGTTGACCTTCTGTCAAACTTTGAATTAATGGATTCATTTTTATTCTCCTTCTCTTACTAATCTTAAGTACTTGTCTCAGCGGATTAGCCGTTTTTTGTGCGTCCAT